CCGTCGATCCCGGTAGTGCAGTCGACAACGTCCACTCGTGCTGCCCGACTGCGGCTGGTACGTTATACGTTGCCACCACGTTTAGCCCAATGGTGAGCGTGACGCGCTCGGTCGCACCTGGATGCTCGCGTAGAACATAGCCGCTGGCAATCACGGTGCCATGCGAAGGCGATCGACGCACTGTCGCACGCAACTGCACATCACCCTGCTGAAAAAACGGCCCGAAGCGCCGCACGACGCCCTGGAACAGCGGATCGTAGCGTGTGCCCATGCGCAGGGTGAGCCAGTCGATCGCATTGGCCAGTTGGTTGAGATTCGCGGCACTAATCGCGCCAAACGTAGGCACCCCCGGCCAGGTATCGCTGATGCTGATAGGCGTCAGTGATACTTCGCGGATCTCAATGTCTCCCCAATTCTCCGACGCTCCACCGGCGGCGTTATACAACTCAATGTCCACAAGGACAATCTGCCCATTGCTGTAATTTGCCGGGGTGATATCAATCGTGATCGTTTGTGGCGGTCCTGGTGGATTGTCCAAATCGTGCGTGCTACTGATCGCGCTCGCGCCAGTGCGTGTGACGCGCAGCAGGTTTACTCCCGAGATGCTGCTGGTTACCAGCACGATCGTCAGCGTCGTGGCACCGTCAACCATGGTAAAGCCGCCGCGCCAAATGAGATTGGGGTTCTCGTCGTCATTCTGTGGTGGGTTGCCGTAGCTGGCACAAAACGCCACACCGCCCAGTCGTGATGCCTCGTCCTGGGCCAGTGCCGCGTCGCGCATGGTATTCAGCTTTGCCGCACTGAGCAGTTCGCCCGTGCGAAACAGCGGCATGTTGGTTGCCAGTGACAGAATAGCCATTAGTAGCTCACCTCCAGCGTCTGGTTCGCCGTGTAGCTCGTGCCAACTATGAACGTTTCACTGATCGTCGGCAGGAGTGCAAGCACCGGCGTCATGTCCACGTCCATCCACGCTCCATCGACGGGCCGGATGCCAATGATGATGTGCGGCTCAGCCACGATGTTCCACAGGCTGCACGTCAAATTGACACGCTCGCCCACGTTCCGATCGGGATCGTACGGCACACCGGCGAGCGTGCGGATCGGCCCCGTGCCGCTGTAGAAATCATACACCATCTGGCACAACTGTTCGGCGTGACGCCTACTCTGCACCCACGGGTTGTCTTCGATCTGAAGCGTGCGCGTGTTGGAGAGTGCGCCGTTGTTGTCGCTGTAGCTCGCCGAGCCTTCCTCGCCGGGTTCCACCGGGTTGCCCACGACGCGGATCGCTTCGATCTGCACCGGCTCGGTCAGCGTGTTGGCAATCGTCACGTTCACGCGCTGCGCTGACGTGCTGTTTACGGTCACGGTCACACTGGCACCACCCGGGTTGGCGGTGCGAATGATCAGCGTGTCAATCTCCACCTGGCTCACCGCGGCAATCGGGTACTGCGTGTCCAGGTTGATCGTGATCGACGCACCGGACTGTCCCACCCGCGGCAGGTAGCGCGGCTCCGTGTCCTCATAGATCACCTGTACGCCCGCCACGCGCCGGGTGACAAACTGACAACCTACTGAGCTCAGCGCCTCCTGGATGGACGCTCGCTCGCTGATCGCCTGGTATGGCACCACGCTGTTGCTCACGCGCTGCGCTGCCGTCTGCACCGTGTCGGAGAAGGTGATCGACGCCGTACCCGAGACAAGGCTGACGGGATTCTTATAGCGGATCACACCCAGGCTGTCCTGGTAAAGTTGCCCACCCGCAGCACGCACCAGACGCAGCAGCGCTTCCCAGGCGTCCTCGCTGGCAATCCACGTAAACGCAGGGGCAATCAGTGCCGTGTCGCACGAGTAATAGAACACCGCGTTCGGGTACGAACCGGCTTGCTCGTACGGCCTGCCGCCGCATTGCCAGAGCGTGTAGTTGACAATGCCGCCCGCGTAGCCTCCGGCAGTTGGGTCATCGTTGCCGCCCGCTTCGGTGAGCGTGGCCACGGGCCGATCGGTAAACAACGGACTGCGAATGTCGGTACTGGCAATGATCGCACTCCAGCCCTGACACCCCCACGTACCGCCCGCGGCGTCACGGTTGCGCTCGGTAATCACGCCGCTGAAGCGTGTCAGCTTATTGGACGTGCTAAATCCGTGCCTAATCCGGATAGGCGTCAGTGGCCACTGGTAATCTACCGCGTTCGTCTGCACCGTAATCAGCGTGTTGGTTCCATCGGTGAGTATGTTTGTCCCGTCGGTGAGTTGCACGAGTGCCTGATCCGCGGTGAACGTCACGGTTGCCCGCGGCTCTACCGTGGATCCGAACGCCAATCCTGACACGCCGTTCGACGACTGCACATCAATCGACACCGAAGTTACGGAACTACTGACGTCGATCCACGAGCCAACATAGATCTCCACCTGCGTCGTGGGAGCGGTAACGTCCGCGCTAATCTGCGTGCGTGTCGGATCGCTCATACCTCTTCGACCTCAACCTCGACGAGATAAAACGACGCGTTGGACGCGACAATCGTTTCCTCAAGCACCTCGTCACGTCGCACCGTTACCACCGTACGTGACACGCCAAGCTCATCAACGTGCGTGTAGGACGAGCTGAACGGGTGCGCTGATACCCACGTGCTGCGCTCGGCTTCGCTCAACCCACCGCGCTGGTAGCTCAGACGCATCTTCTCGGCACGGTACGCCCGGCGCAGTTGGCCATTGACCATGCGCCGATCCTCGGTCACGAGTATGGGCGTGCGATCAATGGGCAGTTCCGGGTAGATCGTGGAGCCGTTCGAAACAATCGCCAGAGTTGCCACTTACCCACCTCCCACCGCTGAGCGCGTCGGTATCCTACTCACCGCCCGCTCCACCGCGTTCACCGCGTCACGCACCCCTGCCAGCGCCTGCGCTACCACTGCATCATACACCGCAACACTCGACCCGCCCGCGGCTCCGGCAATCGTGGGTGCGGTCGTCGTTGATGCGGTGGTTGTGGCGGTTGTCCCTGCCGTCGTTACCGGCCTGCCGCCGATCTGCCCAAGGAGATCCACCTGCTTCTGGAGCGCTTCGTTCGTCGTCCCAATCGCTGTGTTGGCATCCTGTTGTGCTTTGAGCAGCGCCTTACCCGCGTCGTCTGCCGCGTTCTTGATATCTTCCTGGAGCTGTACCGCGGCCTCTTGCCGGTCTTCCTCCTCCTGTGCAGCAATCGACGCTTCGCCGCTCCCGGCCCGTTTCAGCCTTCTATCCTCAACCTCGCGCTCCATCTCGTCAAGTGCGATCAGATACTCCAGGTTCTTATCGCCGTCTTGTCGCGCCTTGCGGATCTCGTCGGCTCGTTGGGCACGCGCTGCGGCAATTCGTCCCGCTTCGGCCAGGTATTCCGCTGCGACGTCAGCGCCCAGGGCGTCACGGATCTGCGTCGCCTCAAGCGCCAGAGCCTCGTACTCGGCACTCGCCTGCTGCTTAATTGCCTGATCCTCGATATTCATCAGTTGGCGATAGAACCCGGCACGATCTTCGAACTGCTGATCGCTGTAATCTTGGTTGGCTTCTCTCCGTCGCTTCGCGTAGTCCTCGGTGATACGCAGGAGGCGCTGTTGATACGTCTCCTCAGCGCGGATCATGCGCTCCTGATGGCGCTCCGCAATGCGCTGAACTTCGTTCGCCTGATCGCGTGCTACACTCGTCGGCCCGGCTCCTCCTCCACCGCCACCCGTTGGCGGAGACGTGATCGTGGTGCGCGGCGCAACAACCGGCGTGCTCGGCCCGAGCAGCCCAAGCTCCATGCCAGCCACAACTGATGCGTTCCGTGCGCTCTCGGCAGCTACGGCCAGGTTGTAGTAGCGAGCAATCAACTTGTCAATGTTGCTCGTACTGTCGGCCAGTTGCAGCGCTGCCAATCGACCCGCTTCACCGGCACCCAGTAGGGCGATCGCTGCCTGCTTCGCCTGCTCATCAAGGCTTAGGTTGGCGTTCGCCGCCTCGAACATGGCCTTCGTCGCTTCGCCCAGGGCGTCGTCAAGTGCCTTGGTCGCCAGGGTACTGGTATCGATAATACCAATGGAGTCGGCCTGTGCCGCGGCCTGCTCGCGGTTCTGAATTGCGGCGTTGCGCGTGGCTTCAGCCAGGAGAGCCTGCGCCTCGGCCAGTGCGCCAGACTGTTCCTCGTAGTAGCCCGCACCCTCCGTCAGCTCAACCCAGGTTCGTCCGTAGAGCTGCGCCTGATCAATCGCACTCTCCATCGTGACGCCTGTCATGACAAGCGCCTGCATGTACGTGAACTGCGCTTCGTTGAGCTTGCGGTTCTGGAGCTCGATGCGCTTTCCGGCGTCGTCGGTTGCCGCTGCGGCCTCGTCGATCGCCGCGCTGTACTGCTCGTAGGTTCGCGCGGTGGTGGCTGCGGCAACGTTCGTTTCCGTCGCCAGGATCTCATTCAGCCCCATCATCACGTTGAGCAGGTTGGCCACCGGCTCGAACGCGGCGGCTGCCGACTGTCCGATCTGGACGAACGTGTTGTTTGCCAGGGTGCCCAGCGTCTGGTACGTCTGCGCTACCGTACCGGTGCGTGCGGCCAGTGTCTCCGCCGTGATGCCCTGCTCGGCCAGGAGCGATGTCAGACCTGCGATAATCTCCTCTGCGCTCGAACTTTCATTGAGCAGATCGCGGATCGCCTGGCGTGGAAGGTTGAAGCGCTCGACAATCGAAGTGATATCGCCCGCAAACAACTCGCTCAGTGCAAATCCGGCACCCTCGAACCCCTCGAACGGATTGACGACGGAGAGCAGTTGTGCCACGTCGTTGAGTTGGCCGAGATCGGCACCGGTGCGGTTTGCGATAAACGCAAACTGCTGCATGGCGCCAAGGCTCTGCTCCAGAGAGCCACCAAACAACATCTGGTTCTTGGTGGCTTCCTGAAGAATACGATCGTATTGCTCCTGCGATCCTGCGACCGCTCGTAGCGTCGCCTGCACCGTCGTGAGTGCGTTGCCCGCGGTAATCGCTTCCGCGCCCAGTTGCACGAGCGAGTTAATGCTGTAGCCCACGCCAAGCAGTCCAAACGACGTGCCCGTTAGCTGATTGAGCTGCTTGAGCTTCTGCTGGATGCCACTCAGCGCGGCGTCCAACTTCGTCGTATCGGCACCAATCTCAACTTTGGCTTTGGATACACGCGGATCACTCATCGCTCACGCTCCCATCGCTCAGCGAGCAGTACCGCGTAGCGATCGATGTCGCTTGGACTGGCCATTAGTCGCCTCCGCAGCGTGTGGTACTCGCCTTTGTCCTTCTGACGTGACAAGCTGCTCAGGTGCCGCGCACTGTCTACGATCAGATCGTAGTGGTAGCGTGCCACCTCTGCTGCCACCTGATGGTCATTGAGCCCGTACATACTCTGCTCCTGCCACTGTCTGGCTCTCAGCAGCTGCTGCACTGAACGCGTCTGTACGAGGCTCAGCAGGCCACACCGCTTCACCCACTCACGTGGGCTCGGGAGGGGTTTCACCGACGAGGGCCGCAAGCTCGGCCCGCAAGAGATCGGGAGGGACTGGGCCCAGCCGCTCAATCTGCTGGTGGAGGTATTTGACGACGTCGTAGCCCCACGCCTCCACCACGCTGCTCGGGAGATCAGGAGGGTTGATGATGCCAAGACGCACCTCCTCTACCACACGACGCCAGTCGTCGATCGTCTGCTGTGGCTGCGGGCCGGGTCGAGGCGGCATCGTAGCCGCCTGCTCCGCCTGACGACGCTGCGCATAGCTCCACGCTCGCACCGTCACCCCACGATGCAGGAGCGTCCCGTCAGGCTGCATGATCGTCCACTGGGGTACTGGGATAGTTGCCGTAGCGCGGCTGTCCACGACGAGCGCCTGCTCGGACGTGATCAGCGTTGGCTGGGACTGGCCAGCCAACGCCGTCACGATCTGACTGAGAGCGAGATGGAGATCCATGCTTACGCGTACTTCGTGTAGGTGAGGCTGTCCGCTGTCCAGTTCACCGTGTAGGTCGCCGTGGTGGCCGGATCAACGGTGCCGTCCTGCGAACAGATACACTGATCCCACACGTACTTCTCGACACCCGCGGTGGCACTGCCAACCTGGCCGCCGATGACGAGCGTGAACTTGAGCTTCGTACCAGCGTTGATCGCTTCGATGATCTTGCCGCGTGCCGCACTCACCGCCTGGTGCAGATCGATGGTGAACGAGCCGGTGTACGCCACGCCACCCACGCTGTTGGTGAGGGCCTGCTTGTTGATGTGCGGCCCGCGAGCGGTGACCGTGCGTGTGGTGCTCCAGCTAAACGTTGTCCCGTACGGCACTTCGTCCGCTGTGCCCACGGTTGCGGTGACACCCGCGTCCTGCACGTACAGGTTGCTCTTCCACCCGTCGATCAGGGTTCCGGTTGTCCAAGACATTGCTGCCTCCATACGCCTGACGGATGGTTTCCGCGTGGCGTGCTACATCTCTCGTGGTGACGATATGCCGTTGCAGCGCCGTAGCGTCTGCCGTAATCTGTTCAGGATAATCGAGGTAGTACCCGATACGCTCAACCCAGTGACGCTCGAACAGCATCACATTATCATTCATTGCCGCCTCGCGCAACACCGGCCCATACTGCGTCAGACTGCCCAGTACAGTGCACCCTGCGAGCGCCGTCTCGTACAGTTTGATGGGGCTCTTGCACGTGTTGAACGCGGTGTGTGGGAGTGGGCAGAGTGCCACGTGTGCGCCAATCAGTGCCGGTGGGTAGCTCTTCAGATCGGGCATCCACGGGGAACGCTCCGTGACGAACGGCTCCAGGTAGTCTGGACAGAAGCCGACCACGCGCAGCCGGTACCGGCCCTGATGCGCCTTGAGCGCAGATACTACCATCTGCCAGTCCTGATAGTGCGAAGCTCCGCCCGTCATCAGCAACACCGGCTTGTCAGTGACAGGCTGAGGTGCGGCAATCGGCCACCGTGTCATATCGAGGTAGTTGGGTACAATCGTCACGTTGCGATTGTAGGAGCGTAGTCTGCCTGCGAGCGTGCTGTTCGTGCACACCACACCGTCCGCGTGGCGGAGCATACCCTCCAAGCGCACCTTCTGCTCATGCTTCCACGGGCTCAGATCGTCATCCTGATCGACAAGCACACGCCGCTTACCGCCTTGTCGGATCATATCGAGCAGGCGCTTCGTCTGACTGACCGGCTCACTCTCGTGTGTTTGCACTCGTGACGTGACGACGAGCTTGGCCGCATCTCGCTGCTCCTGCGTCGCCAGGGAGTACGCCGTGACTGCCACGTTCTCCGCCCCGAACGCGGCCTTGAGTGATACGCTCAGCCGGTAGTACGCCTGGGCGTACTCCTCCACGTAGAGGCCGAGTACGGGTGCGGAATGGGTGTCACGCTCGATATACATTATGGCCTAATGATCTTGTCGGCGACAATGGTATAGATGTCCGCAATGCGGTATTCGGTGCCATCAATCAGCGCGAAGCCCGTGCGGATCTCTTCGACGAACGCCTCACCCTGTGGTACCACACCGTTCAAGCGCCGATTGTCCAGGTTCTCCAGCAGGTTCGCAATGGTGTCCGCGTAGACGCGGAGATCCTGCTCCGCCGTCTCGGTGTCCTGCCATTGTAGCACAAGGCGGCTCATAAAGCGCCAGTTGTAGATCACAAAGCGCCCGTTCATCGTCGCCTGGCCCACATCGCGTGTCATGCTGTCCAGCAGCGTGTAGAGGATCGGGGTGGCGTGAATGGCGCGTGGTTCGTACGGGAGCGTGTCCACGAGGCCATGCACCTGGCCGTAGATCTTGTGGAGTGCTATCAGGATGTCGTCGGCAGTACTCATGAACTGATCGCCTCATCAAGTGCGCGATCGATCTCGCGGTTGATCTGATCGCGGGAGCGCTCCAGGCCCTGGCGCAGGTACGGCCTGCCGCGCATCCTGCGCGTGCCCTCGTGGACGTAGAGCGCGTAGTCGACCTTGGTACCGACTGCCACGCGGTTCCACTCCAGTGGTACGCTCGTAATGCTTCGCTTCAGGTTGCCCGTTCGTACTGGGGTAACGGGTTTGCTGTTCCGCTCCACGATCAGCCCGATGCGCTTGAGCGATCGCGCAATGATGCGCCGTGCACGTTCCGGGTTTGTGATGCGGATAATATCGTCCAACCCAGTGATGCGCACAATCTCAATGGTGGGATCGCTCATTGCACGATCTCCTTGTAGCGCCGCGTGATGTTCAGCACCATCATGCGCTGGGTCGCCGTCAGTCCGCCAATGTAGCGCACGCTGCCGCCATCCTCCACGCCCTGGATCTCGCTGTAGAGCCCACGATCTTTGGAGCGCCAGATGTTCACCGCCACTTCGAGCGCGAGCTGCTGCGCTGCTGCCGGGGCTGGACCGTAGCCGAAGACACCCGTAATCCGGTACCACTGTCGCCCGGCCCACATGGCACCGAGGATCAGGTAGCCGTCACGCTGCGTCCAATCCTCCACGTCGTCTTCGTCCGCTACCGGAGCCCCTGGGCGCGGGATCGTCTTGACTGCCGTGACGCTGCCCGCTTGGTGGATTGGCGGCTTGAGGTAGATACTTGGCTGTGCCTGCGAGAGCACGTCAATGCTCGTCGCCGTCCCGTACGTGGCAAACGCGACTGGGGCCAGGGCGTCTTCAACGATCGCCTCGGCGCGCTCCAACACGTCGCTAAGGATGGCGTCCAGAGCAGGAGCCACCGTGACACTGGGTGTGGTGCCGCCGGTGAGGCTGTTGGTACCAAGAGCAAACGCGCTCGCCGTTTTGCCGCTGCGAGCGCTGAACACGACCAGGTACGGGCCACCAGCTTTGCCGTACACCTGGAGCGGTGTCGCGTCGCTCACCGTAGCCGCCACCGCCACGAGTGCGGTTTGCACCGTGGCGGCGGTGGCGTTATACGCAATGGCAGCGGTTGTAGAGCTTGCATACGTCAGGGTATACGTGCCGCCACTCGGACTGCCAGTGACCGTGATGCGCTGTGCAGCGATGTCGGGCACCTGATCCAGGTAGGCCCGGAGATCGGCGGTTGACAGTCCGAGTGCCATGCTAGAACTCCACAATCATGACGCCGATCGTTTCGGTGGCCCCTGAAGCGCAAATGCCGTAGATGCTATCACCTGGCGGCAATGGCCCGTTGAGATAGGCGTTGCCGCTGCCGGTTCCGGAAATCGTGAACCCACTGTTGTGCGTCACGCTCGCCGTACCCAAAGTCACCGAATCACCACCGTTGGCATGCGCGATATAGATAAAGCACCCGTTTGACGTCGCCTTGTGAATAAGCGTCGGGGTGTCGCCAATCGTGACGTTCTTAGAGATAATCACGTCACACCTCCTACGCCAGGCTCCACGTGATGTACGCTGAGCCCACGAGGCCTGCGACCGCGCCACTGGCCTGCGACGCGGTGATGAACTGCGTGCTCGTCATCTTGCGGCTCATGCTGCCGTTTGATCCTGCGTTGGTCGCCGAGTTGAACACACCTGCCGCGGCTCCACTCACACCGTCGATCAGGGTGTCTGACGAGGTGGTGCCGTTGGCGGCCACACCGACGTCAATCGTGGATGCGCCAGTTGACTGCGTCGTGATGTCCAGTACGATGTTATGCACGATAATTGACGCACCCGCCGGGTTGGCCCAGGAGAGCACGCCTCCCGCCGCGGTGCCAGCGGCCAGGGCGACTTTCGTCACCCTGGGCAGTCCGCTGATCACCGCTCCGCTCTCGACGGTGAGAGTTCCACCGATCACCCACTCGGTGGCACCCTGCGCCTCATAGTTCGAAGCGTTGTACGACATTTAGGCCTCCGCTGGGCTCACGGTGTCCGCTGACGCTGCCGTGGTGCTGGCTGCGGCGGTTGGTGCCGCCTTCGGGCCGTAGAGAATGGCAATGACCTGGCCGAACGCGCTGTTCGCCGTCGCACTCGTGCGTACCGCCTGCACGTAGCGCTCGCGCGGCTTGTGCACGCTGACGATCAGCGTCTTGCCGTTCAGGTCGTCCGTGACTGCCGACGTGGCCGCTGCGGATGCGCCACTCAGTGCCGCCATGCCGCTGTCACTGTTGGCAGTGTTCTGCTCCGCCTTCAGCGTGACCACACTGGTAGCGGTAGAGGCGGTGACCGTGGTGACGAAAATGACGCCGTCCCACCCGGCCATATCGATGATGGTGCTGTTGCTGTCGGTGCTGCTCGCCGCGGCTACCGCGGCTCCGACGTAGCGCACCTCAACGTTCTTCGCGAGTTGCATTGTACAATCTCCAATCTCAGGAGGGGAATATTGATCTTCAACCTATATATATATTAAGATTGAAGATCAATATTCGCTCCGACTAGGCGAGCTTCAGACGGGCGAACGCCTCGGCGAGCACCGGCATGCCGTCACACTCTGCGCGGCTGATGTAGCCAACCTGCGAGGTCTTGGCGTACAGCTCGTAGAGCACCTGGATCTCAAGGCGCATCGCGTCGGCAATCCAGTAGTAGCTGAGGTCGCCAATCAGTGCGACGTACAGGCCCGTGGTGAACGTGTTGGGCGCGTACTCAGACACGACGTACGGCACGTCCACGATGGTTGCGGGCAGACCGCTGCTCAAACCACCACCAGGGCCAAGGCCTGGCGACCACAGGTAGTTGCCGTTGCCGTCCTTGAGCTTGCGGATGCGGGCGACGGTGTCGCGGTGCATGATCCAGCGAGTGTTGGGGCGGCCCCAGTAGGCGGCCTTCAGGCTGTGCTTGGTGTCCATCAAGTTGTCCGCCGTGAAGGACGTGGCAGCACTGGCCGTGGTGTCGCGCGCTGTGGTGATGCCCTGCGCTGACGCCGTGAACAGGCCCAGCGGCTGCTGTGCGCCGTTCCCCGTCATGAACGCCTTCTCCTCGGCGATCGCCGTCTTGTAGGCGAGACGATCGCGGATCACCTGCTCGATGTTGATGCGGCTCTGGTTGATGAGGCGCCGGGAGATCAGCAACTCCTTCGCGAGCATGTTGGGCTTGAGCGAGCGCTGCCCGGTGCGAGCGGCCGTATCGCGGCTGATCGACTGCACCTCGGCGGTCCAGTCCGCGTCACTCGGATCGACGTCCCAGGAGGGCGCGACCAGCTCGGTGCCCACGTCCAGGGGCCACACGGTGGCAAGGCGGCGAACGGCTACCTCGTCATCCACGAACTTGATGAACTGGTTGAGCACGCTTGCCGGAGCTACCAGGTACCCACCCTCAGCGTCCGTGGTTGCCGAGAGATCCTTGAGCTCAGCTGCGCTCAGCGAGCGGGTGCCGTTGCTGATCGCCTTGACATACGCGTTGTAGGCGCGGGTCTCCGCGTTGGCGTCGGCCTGCGTGCCCTGGCGAGGGGTGCCTAGACGGTTGCTGGGCTCTGCCATGCCATCCACGCGAGCGCGTAGCTCAGCCGCTCGTTCGGCCAACTTCTCCTGCTTCTTGGCCTCCGCCGTCTTCTCGTCGAACGCAGCGAACAGGGTGTCAAGCTGTGCCTCCTGCTCTGCGCTCACACTCTCCTGATCAAGGATTGACTTGATCTGCCCGTAGATCTCGGTTGCCTCATTGTAGAGGCGCTGTGCGACACTCATGACATTCCTCCACGCAGCAGGGCGAGTGCCGCTGCTGCTGCACGTTGTCGATAGTTCAGACGATGCTTGCCCGCCATCTTGGGTGCCAGTTCGGCGGCCCATTCTTGCGACGCTGCATCGTTCGTAGCGTCCGTCTTCAGCATCACGTTGGTAGCTCCGAGCTCCAACGCGGCCTCGGCAATGTTGTTAATCAGCTGCACGTCTCGCGTACTGTGCCGCGCCCCGGCCTTCACCGCGATCTTCACGGCTTCAAGCAGCGTGGTGATCGGCAGGCTGCGCCTGGCAACCGTCGCACTGTTGGCACCAAAGAGCACGTCACTCGTCTCAAGGAGCCGGATCTCCCGCAGGTTGCGTACCACGCCCAAAGGCGCGTCTGCCCGCTCCTGATAGTCGTAGGTGATGGCGTTGAACGCGAAGCTCATCTCCAGGGGAGAGCCACCGCGAATAGCGGCAAGTACTTCGTTCGCTCGGGGCGTGTCGAGGTAGCGCCGGGTTACTTCGGCTCCGCCCGTCGCGTCAGGAGCGCGTACGAGCGTTTCCGCGGGGAGCTGGTTGCGCGTCACTTCGCGGATACTCTCGATGACCGCGATGGGCGGCTGCTCCATATCATGCTGCCAGAGGTGCAGGATGCGGTCGCCACGCTCACGCATGGTTTTGCTCATGGCCCCTGGGAAGATGACGTCCGAGTAGCTGTCGATGTTGCCGAACACCGAGAAGATGCCCGTGACGGTGCGCTCTTCAATCATGCTTGGCATCAGCAGGCTGTTCTTGTACTCCCGTCCGGGGCTCACGCGACGCTCCTCATTCCCGCTGTTGCGCTCCGCCCAGGCCATGGCGCGTTCGCTCTCACGTCGGCTGCCACCGCCCCAGAGCGCGTGAGCGACCACACCGGGGCTGGGGTAGTCCGGGTGATCAGGGCTGGCCGCCGGGGCGTCCAGATCCACCATGTGCCGCGCAAACCACGCGGCCATGCGTGCGGCCTTGTCGTCACTCACGTCGCCGCGGGCCATCGCTCGTGCTTCATTCACCGTCTGTTCCGTGACACCATCACCGGCCTTGCCGTCGGCGTACCACTCCAGGCCGCGCCTAGCGTTCGCCTGCATCCAAGCAGGAGCGTCCAGTTTGCTCTCCGTAGCTGCCGCGTTCGCCTTCTGCATGCGAGCGACGATCCGATCCAGCGCCTGGCGTGCACGCTCCTGCACCGCTTCCGGTACGTCCGTCTGTGGGATGCGTGACGCTGCGGCCCGCATGCCCGCGGGCATGGCCATCAGCTCGCCATCCACCACGTCCGCAAAGCCCAGGCGGTAACTGCCGCGAAGTTCAGGCCGTTCCGCGTCATAGACGAGAAACGCTCGGCGTGCATAGGCGACGTCCGGATTGTCGCCGCCGAAACCGGCCCGCTCGAACACGCGACCAGCCGCCGCGTCGCCTTCCCATGGTTGGTCGGGGCCTATCGGCAGATCGGTATCAGCGCCTACCGTCCAACGTGCCATAATCGCCTCCAGCAAAAAGCCCACCGTAGCAGCGGGTAGCGGTGCTAGGCGGGCGACGGGCTCAATGAGCCGGTATACGTAGTGTGACGCGGCAGATTACCCGCTGCCGCTCCGGGGTTCGATCCAAGCCGTCAGGAGCTTGCCGAAACTATAGCACATTACCGCGTCGGCTGCAACAGCGCCTGGCGCTCTTTGTTCCCGCGTCGCTCCCGCCACTGAGCCATGCACACCGCGAAGCGCTGCGTGCGATCGGGGTACTCGGTCTGCATGGTCGCGTCCTCCATACACCGCTCCATGTAGGCGATACGATCATCCCCGCTCTGGGGCGTTGGGATTGGCATGGCTCTCTCCTCGTGCAATTCTCCGGATCATGCCGCGTGCGTTGATCATCGCTCGGTCGTGCGTCGGGTGCTGCTCGTCGCGCACCCGACGCGCCTGAAGCTCCAACAACCTGGCGGCTCGGTGGAGCGTTTCGGCAGCCTTTAGGATGTCACTGCGACTAGGCATCAGTCAACACCGGAAGCAGGGCACACCGGCAGTTTGGGTGTGCGGGCGGCATAAGGCCCTGGAATGGTGTGCCCAGCGGTACGACGGTTCCGTTCACGGCCCGACAGATCGGGCAGCAGTCCGGCTCAGCACTCCACTCCATTCTGTCCACCTCGCCACTCTCCTGCCACGCCAGGATACTGCCCTGCGTCCAGGCTCTTGCCGACTCGGTGACGGCAATCGTTCGAGCGCGTGCCTCGCTGTGGATACCGGCCAATTGCAGGATCTCCAGCGCTGCCGCGTCGTAGCTGATACCTTCGGATGCCATGCGCCCCACGATGCCGCGGATCTCGTCGCGTGTCGTGTCCGAGACATTACGCACCTGAAGCGCCAACAGGTGCAACGTCTCCTGCACCTTCGGGTTCTCCAGATCGAACGCGAGGTCAACACCAATCTGTGTCACCGCGTTATCCCACGATCGCTCAAGCAGGAGCGGATAGAACTGGCGCATGATCTCCGCGATGCTCTCACCGAAGTCAAGCGGAAGCTGATCTTCGAGGGCGCGCGTTGCCATCTCGGGCTCAAGCGCTCGCAGGGCGTCAGCAGCACGCCGGTACTGCTCACTCAGGTACCGACGAATACGCCGGGAGATCGACATGGCGACGTCGTCGATGGCGGGCGGCACGTACTCGCGTGCAGGCGTAATGGACGAAACCGGCGCAGCACGCTGCTCCGGTTCTTGGGGCTCGTCTTCGTCGTCTGGGTCGTCGTCTGGGCTGTCGTCTGGGTCGTCGTCCTCCGGCTCTGGTGGCTCGGGAGCTTCGAACGACTGAGGGATCAGTACCAGGTTGGCGGGCATCGCGTAGACGTCGCCGTATGGATCCTCGGGCAGGCCGAGCATGCGCCTGGCTTCATTGCGCGTCATCAGGCCGGTTGTCCACTGGTTGATGGTTCGTTCGCTCAGCGCGTTTTGGTTCTCCCGCATCGCAGCGACGTGGCGCAGATCGTACGCAATCTTGAGCCCCACCGGCTGCGCAAGAGCGGCATCAATCTCTTCAGCCCACGCGGCCCAGAGCGGGGTGAGTGTCTGCTGCGTGTATGCCTGGCGTGCTTCCGCGTAGTTGCTGTAGGTCGACGCGTCCAGCCCTGCACCGATACCGGCAATGATCGGCGGGATACGAAACGCTGCCGCAATATGCGTCTCGGGCACGCGCATCAGCGCCTCAAACGCCATCTCGCTCATATCGAGCGAGAGCCGCTGGAGCGTGACACCCTCCTCAAGCACGGCTACGCTGCCGCGCTGATCACCGCC